CAATAGATACCACAGGCCCGGTGAGCGTAAGTTCTATTGATTCGCTGGATAACGTCATCAATGGGAGCCGAAAATGGTTCTGCTAACGTAAGAAGACGCATGCCTTCTGGGGTATTGGTGTTCCCGGCTCCGGCCGCCTGAGGGTTAAGGGCATAGACGCCGTTGTCCGACAGAAACAAGATACTGCCGCCAGCCTGAACTACGCTACGTTTGGCCGCACAGCCGACATCGGTAGCCAAAGACTTAACGTAAGCGTCGGCGGCGATGTTGTCTCCGGTGTCGTAACTGCCAGAACCAACAGAAACGTAGAAGATGCTGTTACGCATCATCACAACAAACTCATTAAGAGTCCAAGGGCAGACGCTGACAAGTTGGTCGTTTCCGCCGTCGTTAATCTTGAAGATGTCCGTCTGATTAAAGGACGTAGCATCTAGGTAATGACTGACTGCAACCGAATCGACCGAGTCCTGAACAATGATACGATTGGCGTAGTAGATGCCGTAAACAGAGTTTGGAAATTGATTCCCAACGCTAGGCAAAGCGATGATGCTTCCGGCTACATAGTCTAACTCGAAAGGACGAAAAGAAAACCCACGGGTAATGTAGACTTTACCCATAGCCTGAAAAACCGTGACAACATCAGGGTCCGTAATGGTTTGTCCGGCAGGGTAGTTGATGGGCCCTGTAAGTACGCTTGTATCAGGATTATACGTGTAAAGACTGGACGTAAGGCATACTACAATGTTTTCCTGACCGGAAGCATTAATAAAAACGCCGCTACCATACACAGTCTGGCTAACAAGGCCGCCCTCAGTCAAACGTTCAAGACCTTTGCGTGTCGTGATAGTACCACGGTCAATACGCATGTTCTCGGACCGTGACACGAACCCGGCCGGAAGGGCGATTGGGTTGTCACGGGAGTTAAGTCCAATGAACGCTTTATCGCCCGCAAATAGCGGGTTGGGTGGCATTACTTAGGGATAATGGAAAAGTAGACAGACTTAACTTTTTCAGACCAGCGAGTGCCAACGTAAACACCGCTAAGAAAGGCTAGGGCGATGACCGTAAGGGATAGAAGGAGTGTAAACATAAATTATGCAGTAGGTGTTGTTGCTTGAGTAATCTTTGTGTTTAACTCGGTTAAGGTCTTACCAAAAAACATCTGAACGCCATTTGCATAGTCAAACTGCTGTTTGTCCTCAACCGCACCAATGATGGTTGTCTTGCCTTCAAGAGTAAATCCAGCAAAACCTTTATATGGAGCAAAAATAGTATTCATTAGGCTAAGGAAAAGTCTGATAGACTGTTGATTACTTTAATTTTATGTGCGTGGGCTGTGTTAGCGTTCATCCCATTAAAATATACAGTATTGCCAGAGTGAACAGCAGAAGCGTTATATACTCCTGTAGTTTGATTTACGATACCCCAGTTGCCAACCCCAATGTCCGTGACAAATCTTGGAATGGTAGTTCCCCAACCAAGCCCAACAGCCGCATTTGCCCTGTCAAAAACATTAATCTCAGAGGCAATAATGTTTGCCTTCTTTGTGTCAACAGAGTCAGTTCCAAATGAAAAGTTAATACTCATTAGACGGAACTGATTGTAATGTTAATTGCAGGAGTTCCAGAAGCGGCCACAGCGTGAAGAACTCCATTATAGTTATCAATCGAGAACTGTGACAACGGAGGAAGGTTAACGCCAACTGTGTCGGTTGCATTACCCATAATCTGCACAGTTATTGTAGTAGATAAGTTCTGCACAAGAACAACAATGCGTTTAGTGGTAATGTCCGCCGGAAGGGCAAGCACTTGAATCTTAGTAGTGCTTAGGGTCGTCTGGGTAGTCGTAAAACTACGCAGAAACGGAGATGATATAGAGATGTGAGCCATAAAGTTAGTAAGTTTTAGTCATGTTGATTTTGTCGAACTGACCCTGCTGACGCAAGACCTTGTCGAGTTCCAAGTCAATGATTCCATTAGCCTTCTGTTCAAGAACGGCCGCACCTTCAACGTTGCCCTCTGAAACCATCCAGTCGGCGGCGGCACCCCAAGCCATGTAAGGCCCAAAAGCGTATGGAATCTCAATCTTTTCCCATTTTGCCGGGTGGCTTGTTGGGTTTTCCCCAACGTTGGTTGTGGCTAGGCAGGTGTAGAAGTTGCCAGAATGAGGACGGCCAGCAACAGGAACAAACGTTCCGCTAGTAGACCCAGAGTCAAAATAAGCCTGAGAGCCAACGTAATAGACAGTTGTGCTAGAGTAAAGGTCGCCGTTAAAGGGCGTCAGTTTGATTCGGTACCTGTAAAAGCCGCTTTCAAGCAGTTTTTGGCCTAGGATAACCCGGGCGGTAGAACCATCATCATAAAGTTCATAGCCTACATCAATCGCCCGGGTAGTAACCTGAGGGTTGTTATTGTAGACGTTAAGGATTTCTCCAGCGTTAGCCGCAGGAGTAAAGTACGATACGTTAGTAACAGGGTCTATAACGGTCGTAAAAGCAACCAGTCGGACGACATCAGGCCAGTTGGCTAATTCCCATACGGAACGAAGCCGGGCGTTGCAGAAGTCCCGGAACTGGGAAAACGTCTCAGGACGGATGTTATGACGGTCCTGCCCGGCATATTGCAGGGACTCAAAAAGAGTATTGGAAAAGTCTGAGGTCCTCATGTTAGGTATCCGTCTGCGGTGAAAATTGCACCGTTTACGGTGGCCCGTTTTACACGGTTCCGGACGGCGGTTTCTGGGTTGTCTCGGAAGAACTCTTTGACAAATTGGTCATCGCTCCAGCATTCATAGCCGATACGTTGACCCCAGTAATGATAGGCGTCTCCCGGGATAGACCCGAGTTTCTCGCCTACACCGTTAATGCTGTTAGCATCTTGGGAGTTTTGAAAAATGGCAGTCTGCTTGGCATCGGCGACCGCCTTAATTCTCATAGCGTTAAAGCCAAGACGAAGTTCCCTCTCCACCTCATTTCGGAGGTGGGAGGGAATCACGTCAGCCAGACTTTGAACGAAGTCCGACACGCCCCTGATTAGGAGGTGAAGTCGAACACGCCGAACGCCAGAGGGTTGTAGACGCAGAGGCCAGCAACCGCTTCAATCATTCGGGCTTCGCCGCCGCCGTTGTTCGTCAGTTCCGAGACGCTGGCGACGTTACCGCCGTAGCGGACTTCGACCATGTTGAACGGAATAACGTAACCCTTGAACGTATCGCCAGCACCAGCCGAGAAGTTCAGGAAGTGCGACGGGTGGAGGCGGATTTTACCAAAATCGCCCTCAAAGACGTCGACAGACGAGATGTAGGCCGAGGTCGTGGCATCACGGTTGAACGTGCGGACAGCAGTCTGGGTGTTGGCCGAACCCGAGGACGGGGTCGTGAACACTAGATTAGTGAACGCTCGCTTAAGAGCCGTACCGCAGAGACAGTCGTAATCCTTGAACTGACCAGTCTGGCTGTAAATACCAGTCAAGACGCCCTGAACAACGCTTTCCGTAAGGGAGGCGGTGCCAACGGTAGAACGATTTGCAGTCGGGGTGCAGAAAGCATCCGGAACGGCAAGCGTTGCATCCTTAGAGGCAATAGGCTGGGTCCACTTGGCAAGACCACGGGTGAGGTAGGGAGTGGAACCACCAGCGTCCAACTGGGCACCGCTGTTCGAGCAAAGCGTTGCTTCCATGTCACGCTTAATGCCCTGAATGCCCTTGGCAACGTTGTTAGCAAGTTCGGACTTCACGCCAGCGACGGTAGCGATAGACTCCGTAAGAGGAGACACACGCACAGAACGGCGGAAAATCTGAATGTAGTTGCTGAGTTCAGCACGGTAGGTCGTGCCACCATCCTTGGTGTAATTCTCGTAGGTAGAGACGTCGGTACCATCCACGGTGCCCGTAATCTTGGGCGTCGGGAGGGAGTCGACCTGCCAGCGGAACTGGGTATTGCCGGGCTTGGAACCCTTCTTCGCCATAGAGGTGAAGGGGGTGTCCTTGGCGTCGACAAGGGCGATAAGGTCAGCGAGTTCTTCTCGCTTACCGCTAGAGAAACCGGGTTCGGTTAATAGGGCCATAGTAGTATTAGTAGATTTTGAGTTTTTAGGTGAGGAACTTAGATGCGATGATGTCCGCAAGGTCGTCACTAGACGTAGACTTCATAAAACGAGCCTTAGCACCGTCGGACTTTACATCCCTTTCGGAACGCTGGGCCGGGGTAGTACCGGGTCTTGGCTGAACAGGGGCTCGCTGGACTGTTTTAGTCCGGGAAGACGCTTCTCGGGACTGAATGCCCCGAAGATAATCTCCTACAACCACCCTGTAATCCGGAAAACGTTTGATTTCGGGAAATGCTTCTAAGAACTTTTCTGCGATTACTCGCTCCTTAGCCGCTTTGTCCTTCCACCAAGGGTATTCCTTAACAGCAATCTGGTCCATAGCATTTACTTGTTCAAGGTAACGAGCCTGTTTAGGCAAGTGTTCCTCAATAGCGTCCATGGATTTGATTTTGATGTTACGAACATCCTCGGCAGAGTAATCAGTCTCGTTGCCGTCTTTATCCTTGACCGTTGCCCCATCTGGATTCAATTCGCACCAACGCCGAATCTGGCGAGCCTGTTCCGCTTCTTTTTGGATTAGGTCCATGCTCGTAAGGTTTGAGTAGGGGTTCTTAGGGTCGTGGTTCCGGACTGGCTTCTGAGAAGCCTCCTGCCGCAGATTGTCCACTTCCAACTTAAGTCGTTCTACTTCGGACTCAGCCTCACGCCGTTTGGCGGTCAACTTGTCGATGCGTTTCTTGACTCCTTTAGGGAGGCCACGCTCGGATTCGCCATCTTCGTCGCCTTCGGCCTTTTCGGCTTCAGAATCGGAATCAGTCTTATCCTCCGTGGTTTCATTAGTTTCGTCCTGTGAAAGAACCTCTTGTTCACTTTCGGCCGTCGCTTCCGTTTCGGCCGTTTCTTCCTCAGGCTTTATCTCGGACCCTTCGAGGTCCGTCTTTCCGGGTTCACTCAGGAAAGAGTTGCTGAACTGGTCAGCGATTTGGTCTACTGTGAGCCCAGAGAACATGGGCTTGGTTTCCGGGGCGTTTTGAGCCTGTCCCGAGTTGGCGTTTTGGTTTTCCATACGAATAGGTCGTAAGTCTTGTAGCAGGATTTTTAGGTTCCAGAACCTTACTTATAAAATGTGCCCAACATTTCCTAATGCAAGGCTCGTTAAATTGAAGAACCATTTCCGGATGGATTATTGTTTTCCGGAGGGCGACCCTGCTCCATTAACACATGATTGCGGGTTTCAATAAGAATAGTCTTAAACGTGGCTAGGCCATCAGCCCGGCCAGCGTACCAAGCCCGGTCTTCACCCCGGTTTTCCTTAGAGATGGTAGCGGCAACCTCGGATTCAATCGAGGCGTCGATAAGCAAATGTAATGCTTTCCATAAGGAATTGTTATTGGGGTCAAAAGAAAACCCGTGGAGGATTTCAGGCGGTAGGCTGGGCTTCATTGGCGGAATCAATTTGAGACTGCATCTGGTTTCCGGCCTGTTCTCCGACCGGGGTCACGCCAGTACGGCCGATGACCTTGTTCTGTTCCTGAGAAACAGACATTTGCAGGTTCTTAATGTAGTTTTCGACTAGTGAACGGAAGTGTGGGTCCTGCTGGAGTCTCTGCTGGGCCTGAGGGTTCTTAGAAACAATGTCTTGGATGAACTGCATCTTGGACGAGGCGGCCGGGTCGTTTTCAACATAGTTGGCCTCCATGCCAAGCATCATCATGCCTACGTCGCTCTGGATGTCCTTGTAGACCTTCTGGCTGGCGGCTCCGGCGGGCATAATGAGTTCTTTAGCCTTGTCCGGGTCAATAGCCTCAATGGCGGCCTTGACCAACTTGTTTCGGTCAATGATGCCTCCGGAATCAAGCGGAAGAACAAACTGCGTAATAGCCTTAAGTTTCTCGATGACGTAGGACGCATCAATGTCACGAACGTCGTACTTCACATGGAAGTCGAACATAGATGAGATTTCAGACACGTTCTGTGGGAGTTTAACCCCGGCAATACGTTCAACCTCAGTAGGCTCCATGTACTGCATGGTAAGCGAGAACATCATGTTAAACGTTTCACTCCACACAGACAGCCAGTTGTTTACAAGCAACTGCTGAGTCGTCTGCGTCTTAACCGCAGGAACGTTTGGATGAGTAAGGCCAAAGTACAGGGCGTTGTTCGTTTCAACCATGTTGATAAGGTTGAAAGCCGTAGCCGTCTCGCCACCGGGCGGCGGCATGAATCGGTAGTCGTCCGGAGACGTCACGGGCAAGTGTACGCCCGGTGCAACACGATTAAGTCCGCCCAGACGCTTCTTAACCATAACCGGAGGCATCGTGACAAAGGCCGTGCGGTCACGGATGGAATCCTTTTGGGCCTTTACTTCCAACTGGTCGATAGCGGCCAGTTCTGGAACGCCACGGCAATCCATAATAGGGCGGCGGACACGTTCACGACGATACACAACAAACGGGTATTTCCCGTGTGCATATCCTAGGAGTTCATGCTTTGCAAAACGCTCGGTTCCGGCAATAGGGCAAAACACAGTCTGGTAGATGCCAGAGATGCCATCCTTGTCGAGAAGGCGGGCATAAGCATACACGACTTCAACAAGGTTGTCGTTGCGGTTAATCTGATAGTTTAACAAGGCCGCAGAAGGCAGGATGTTAGGGTCATTAAACGAGTTCATACGCCCGGCCGTGTTAATGGCTTCCTCAACAAACTCTGCATCCCAATCGTCAGACTTAGCCATCTGGCGAAGTTCAAGTTCGGTCATAAACGTCCGGCGGAACACAACACGGGCGTTTTGAAGGTCAATGGTTTCCGGAGGAAACGAGATTTCGTCAAAAGGCTTGAGTGCCACGATGCGTGGCATGTTCTTTGCGACGTATTGTTCAGGGATGTAGCAAACACCAGTTTCACGCATCTCACGAACAGCAGAAAGAACATCCGTTAGGGCCATGTCCTTTAAATACATTGTAATGAGGTCAGCGGCATACTGTTCCTTTGCTGGGTCAGCAATCGCATCCATCAAGCCAGCAAGGGGACTAGTCGGGTCTTTTTGTGCCGCCATCTGGGCAAGCGAGGCAATTTCTTCGCCACGAACAACTTGGAAGCGAGTACCCATTTCCTGCTCCCAGTAAACATGCATAGCGGCCCATCCGTACTGCTGAGTATAGTTAGCGGCAAGTTCCGCTTCGTTGCGAAGGTCAGCACGGACCTTATTGACCATCCAGTTCATTAAAACGTTGGCACCAGCAGAGGGTCCGGCGTCGTTGATTTCAGTTCCGTTGATGCGAATGTTGCATCGGTCAAAGGTCGTCATCAAGATAGAGACGATTTCGTTAATGGTGTTGTCGACAAGACGAACACGGACGTCGGACGCTCCCTCGAACGGGAAAGCCGGGTCGCCGTCAGGTCGCATATCGCTATGCTTCTTGCCGTCGCCGGATTGGCCTTCCCAGCGGGCAAAGCGGATGTTGTCGTTGTCGATTACTCGGGCCGTGTTGGACCCGTGGTTTAGCGAACGCTGAAACTCATGGAAAAGGTATCCTACGTCGGGCTTGCCCGTCGAATAGACAAACTTGTCCTCGTTATTGTTATCGGTTTTCATTAGTAGATGGTAGTTTTAGAAAGTCGTCCCGGTGGTATCTCCGGTGATTGCCCTTAGTACGATAGGTGCGTACTTTACCTAGGTCCGCCATTTTTTCGATGATTTTCCGTCCGAATCCGGTCATGTTCATCGCTTGAGAGCGAGTAAGTAGTGCAGGTGGTTTAAGCATAGTTAGTAAGAGCCTCCGCCCCAAGAACGCATAGCGTTCTGTCCCTGATACTCTGGGTCCATAACCATGAGGTAACGTAAGCAATCAATAGGGTCCTTAGTAGCACCCTTTTCGCCGTCTTTGCCAGTCCACTCACGGAGACAGTAGGTCAGGTTTTGGCAGTCTTCGGAAATGTAAAGTTTAGGGTGATTAACAACAGTAATAGGCTGATTGTGGTCATAGGCAAAGCCATCGTTAATCATAGCCACGCCCTGCTCAATGCGGATACCCGCCGCAGGGCGGAAGTGCATAGGTGCTTCACCTGAATCCAGAAGTTCGATAAGTGAGACGCCACCGTCATCTTCAGAAGCCTTAGACCCTCCAGCCCGGGGGTCGATGAAACGCTCACAGATTTCTTCTTTTCCTTCAAGTTCACGGATGAGTACTTTGTAATCGACGATAGAACGTCCACAATTATTCCGTTGTCCAGAGCCCGTTTTGCCATCTGGATGCGAGTCCGGCATGGCCCATTCGCCTTCCGACAGGTCCGGCCATTCCCGGTAGACGTACATTTCCCCCGTTTCGGAGACACGGAGCCACAACATGAACCAGTTGCGGGCTCCGGCTGGGTCGACGACCATGTAGTTGGTGCCTTCTTTCGGGATTTTTTCTTGGGGGATAATGTTTGCTTCCGTGAACCTCGGGAATTGGTTCCCCGTGACGTTGTCTGCCCATCCATACGCTCGGATTCTGATTTCATAAGGTTTCTTGGCTTCCAGCATTTTCTTTAACTGGCTGAAAGGGTTGTAAGGGTTAAGTTGGGAATGGAACCACATGACCATGGCACTTCGGCCGTGACACTTTGCTTTGTACGGCATGGTTCCAGATGGACACCCGGTAACATGGACACCGGGGCCAAGCAGTTCGGCCTGTTTGAACTCGGTAAACTTGCATCCAGAAACGTAATCTTTGACAACCGAACTGTATCCGTGGATGGGGGTAAAGGTAGTTACTAACTTACCAAGGCGAGTCACAATTCGGTAGCGAAGCGTTTCGACCCAATCTAATGGCACAAGTTCGTCGCACCAGATAAGGTCAACTTCGCCACCTTCAATGACTTCACGCTTCTGGGCGTAGTTCATAAAGAAACATTGGCTCTTGTTGGGCAGAATAAACGTTCCGTCGGAGAAGCCGTTTTTCTGGGTGTACTGGACGTTAGTAATCTTGTTCTTACGGAGTTCTTTGTACTCCGAAGGTAGATACTTGTAGACCACGTTCTGTTGCATCTCAATAGACGACTTGTTGGTCGTGTGCAGACACCAGACACGGGCGTTAGGATTGTTAATAAGCGTTTGGACGACACGCTTGGCCGCCCATTCGGTCTTGGACGCTCGGTTTCCACCTAGTACAAGCAACTCGTTGCAGTCTTTGAGCAGAATGTCGGCTTCTTTCCAATGTGGGAGGTCAAAGCCATGACGGTATGGGTCAAGTTTTTCCGCAATAATCTTATCTTCACGGAGGGTAAGAAGTTCGGCGACTTTAACTGCACCAAACTTTTCAGTAAGGGACCTGATGTCCTGAACTGATGGTGCGGTAAGTACCGGATGTGGAGTGGGATTGAAAGCCATATTAGTTTTTCAATCGGGATGTCATCGTCGTCTTCAATGTCATCTGGAGATTCCATTGATGTTGGTCATGCGACATTAAGACCTTCTTTTTTTGCATCGTAGTTTATTGCCGCTTTCCCAAGTTTTCCTGAAATAGCATTTCTGTAATTTTTAGCGGCATCCTTGTTGCCCATCCACATGGCTTCTCGATAGGCCACACCAGCCTCTGATTCATCAAGAGCCTTTCCGTCTACTAGGGAGTTTCCACCTGCCTGTGTAAAGTCCTGCATAGCGTCGGTTACTTTTCGGACATTAGACAATCCCATCAAAAAATTAGGCTCGTAAGCACGTCCATGAACAGCCGCTTGAACTTCGCCACGCTTCCAATGGATAGCAAGTTGGTCAAAGCGATTGCGTTCTGCGGCGAGGTCACGGTTACGAGCCCCCTCAATAGTAGCGTCGCCCATCATCGTGACATCAATGCCAGCAACTGCCCCTGCCGCCTTGCCAAGTAATTTACCAATAACCGGGGTCCTTGCAATAGTGCTATTGATAACCATGCCTCGGACTTTGCTTTCCCCGTATTTACGGCTGACATTTTTGTCTATAACCGCACCCGCACTTTCAACGGCGTTTTTTACGGTATGGTCAATGGTGTCCATTTCAACAGGCTCAGTCTCCTGAAGATACTCCCGGGCTGAAACCATCTTATGCTGACCATCACTCCACACCTTTATGGTGTCATAGCGAACGTTGGCGTGAATGTCCGCACTAGCCTGAGAACGGAATGGATTAACACCAGCAAAGTTTACCCCTGTTAGTTTCTTCATAAAACTAGGCTTGTACTGGTCTTCAGCAGGAAGCGGGGCTACGCCCTTATTGTTTTGAGGGTCCATGTTTATATCATTACCACGCCTTACAACTCCAGTAGCGGGCGGTTGTTTTATCTTTTGCGGTGGCACAGTTGTGCCTAGCATGAAAGGATTTCTTTCTGGCTGGCTGGTCTTTCTTAATGCTCATGTTTGGGTCGCCAAAACGCACAATCTTTACCTTGTTGCCATTTTTTACATAAACGGCAGACTTCTTGTAAGAACCCGGGGTCTTAAATGGTTTGTTTAACGTGACCTGCCTGTTCTTATAATTCGCCATGCCTAAGATTGTTTCCCGGTGAACATTCGGTCAATCACCAACGACCCGGGAACCTAGGATGGCGGGCGGCCACCAGTCGCTCCCCGTCCCGGCGAAGGGGCAAGGTCATGCCAATGACAAAGTAGTCCGAGTCCCGGACAAGCACGGGGTGGTTCTTCCCGCTAACCTCCACCATAATAAGCCGCTTGTTACCATACTTGCCGACCACCTTACCCTCGGCCTTAAACAGCGGCTCCTCCTTGATGACCTCCGCCTCCTTCTTATCAAACCCAAACTGGGCCAACAGTTTAGCAAGGCCCTCCTCAGTCCAAACAACGTCCCAATACTTCTTCTGACGCTTGCTCGGAACTTTGGACCAATGCTGGTTCTCCGTAAACATCTGACGCACTTCAAGCAACTGTTCACGGCTTAATCCTAACTTCTCGCAAATCTCTCGTTCGGTCATGGTTCATTCCTTATCCGCTATCAGAGCCTTTAGGTCAAGCAATAATCTGCACACACAGCATCAGTAATCCTACTAGCATTGGACCCTGAATCTATCCGTGCTTGACACACCCCCTACGTCCCTCCCCTCATACTCCCCTCCTAACGCTCGCTTACGCTCGCTTGTTTCAATGACAGTTGGACAAGTCAAATCGACACATTGACCCGGACATGTCGACACAAGGTATATTGGGTATAAAAAACTCATGGGGTTGGACCCGTTGGGGTAGGGAGGGCTGGCGGCAACTTGACTCCCCCCCCCGGGGTGGGGTGGGGTGGGTTGGGAGGGGTTTAGGGGCCGGGAAGGCCGGAACCCCTAGGGGTAGGGGGTGGGGCCGGGCCCGTCGCACCCGCCGGGCGACCGGGCAACCCGGGAAAGGCGGGGGAAAGGGGGCCTAGACCTTTATTGGGGGGTGCCGGGGATGGGGGGGACGGGTCCCGAGCCCGGTATCCGGTCCGGTAACGGCTCCGGGTGGGGGGGGGAGGGGTAGGGGGGGGGGGGGGGGGGCTACCCGGTCAACCGGGGGATGGGCGGGCCTTGTCAAACTATCAGGGAAAGGGCCGGGCCGGGGCCGGGCGACGGGGGCGGGAATCCGGGGGTATCCCGGGTAGGGCGACCGGGTCAACGGGCTTCCTAGGGCAAATGCGGGGGGTGTTTTTTCGGCCGGACCGGGCCAAACCGGGCAAAAGGCAACCGGGCACAAAAAAGCCCCGGGGGCTCCGGGGCTTGTGGGGGCCTAGGGGGCGGCTTACTTGGCAAGCCGGGTCGGGTAGACGACCCACTCGAGCCCGAAGGAGTCGACCTCAACCGGGACGCCTAGGACCTTGGCCGCCCGGGCGGCGACGACCTCGGCCTCCCGGCGGCACCGGATAGTGAGGGCCGGGACCTTGGCCCCATACATACCCCGGCCGGAATACCCGTCAGCCGGGTCGTCGCCGTAGGCGTCGAAGTCATACCCCTCGGCGTCGGCGGCGTCACGGAGCCGGGCGGCCGTCCGAATCCACCGGGGAGAGCCGGGGGCGGCGTCGAGCCGGGCCTTGTGGGCGTCGAGGGCGGCGTGGGCTTCGGCGAGGGCGGCCCGGGCTTCGTCGAGGGCCCGGTCGAGGGCGGCCAATTCGGCCGAGTCGAGGAATCGGTCGTTTGCTAGGTCGCCGTCGGCCGCCCGAAAGGCGGCGATTGCGTCCCGGACCCGGGAGGCGAGGGCCTTGCCCTTGCGGTCGTCGGCCGGAGCCGGGACGGCGGCGAGCATAGCCCGGGCTCCGGCGGTTGCGGCCGCCGCCTTGCGGGCGTCGGCTTTGGCCTTACGGCCGGGGTTGAGGTTGCCGGGGGCGTGGGCCGGGGGGGTGTCGCCGTGGGATGCGGGATGCATAGGACCGACAGCCAAGCCGGGCCTTGTCCCGGTGTCAATCCTCATCCGCTATCAGCGCAAAGTGAACGGGAGCCCGGGCACAAAAAGCCCCCGGAGGTCCGGGGGCGAGGTGGGGCGGTTTGGCCGTCCGG